CAGATGTTCGGCCCCAGCCGGAGCTCCTCGTGGAAGCCGTCGCGGTAGGTGTGCAGGATGGCTCCGTCCGCGAGCGGTTCGACCTCGGACCGTGGACGGGACCGCACGAGGCGGAGAGGGTTCATGCGTGTCTCCTAGAGCGCGAAGATGGTGGGCAGGCTGGCCGTGTGGATGACCGTGATGTCGTTCGTGCTGGTCGTGGCCACCTTGAGGTAGCCGCTGAACGCGACGCCCTCGCCGCCGTACAGGTAGTGCCCGTTGGTGATGCTCGCCGCGAGGGTGGCGATCGTCCGCGAGGCGTCCGACACGACGATGGTCGCCGCGGCTGTCGCATTGACGACGATGGCGAAGAGCGTGCCGCCCGAGCCACACACGATGGAGCCGGCCGCGCAGCCGACCACGATGGTGTCGTTGCCGACGTTGATGACCCAGCCGGCGCCGGTCACGCTGGTCAGCGTGCGGAAGGCGACCGTGCCGGTGGCGACCGTGCCGGCGAGGGGCACGATGACCTCGGTGCGGGTCTGGCCCGCCACATCAGTCCCGACGACCGTGATGGTGCCGAGCGTGTCGTTGCCGGTCACGGCGGTGTGCGTGACCGTCACGAAGCAGCCGCCCTGCCAGACCGGCGAGGCGTTCGCCAGGGAGTAGGCCCCGACGATCATGTTCGTGGAGGTGACGAAGCGGTTGGTGACAGCGGCCGTCGTGGCCGCGATACCGGTGTATGCAGCCATTCAGGCGCCTCGCTTCTCGGGCAGGGGTCGGTAGAGCACGACCGGGCCGAAGAAGTGCGGCCACTTCTTGACGGCGGGATCCTCGACGCGGAAGAGGTCGCCCTTGCGCACGGGGTTGAGCGTCACGCCATCGACCTCGCCGATGAAGGACTCGGTGGCCTGGCAGATGTTGGCCTCGCTCGAGGCCGTGAGCGTTGGCATCGTCGACTCCTTGTGCGGAGGGGGAGCGAGTCGCCCCGCTCCCCCCGGCCGCTTACTCGACGACGAGGGTTCGGCCGCCATCGGCGTACAGCGCCTTGGCGCTGTTCCGAGCGAAGGCCATGACGCCACGCTGCCCGGTCGGGAAGCCGGTCGATGCGTCGAAGAGGTTGGGCACCAGCTCGACCGACATGCCGAGGCGGTCGACGATGATGTAGTTCGCCGGATCGCAGAACACGACGGGGTTCGTGTCCGGGGTGGTCGGCGTCCAGGAAGCCGAAGGCGTCTCCCACAGCGGGTAGCCCAGCAGCGTCTTGCCGGTGTTGCCGCCGGGCTGGATGCCGCCCACGGCAGGATAGCCAAGGGTGCTCTGGAAGTACTTGCCCCCGGCCGTCTCCTGCGTCTGGAAGGCGCGGATAGCGGCGCGGGACATGAAGAAGGCGCCCTTGGCCCGATGCCGGATCGGCAGCGCGGCCTCGAGCAGGTCGAGGTCCGCGATGACGGTCGTGGCGGCGGTGGCCGTCTTCGTGGTCGTGAACTGCGAGAGCAGGAACATGCCGGCCGGGAAGACGGTCGTCCCGACGCCGAGCGTGAACTGGTTCTCCTCGTAGGTGTCCTTGGCCTCGGCGAAGAGCTTAGCCAGCTCCGAGCCGATGTCCGAGCGATCCTGGAGCGTCTCGTAGGAGAGCGTTGCGAAGCCCTGTGCCCGCTTGACGATGACCTCCGGCTGCGCCAGCGTCGGCGCACCCTCGACGGTCGCCGCAGACTCGGTCGCGTAGACCCAGCCGACAGCATTGGTGCTCACGGCCCGCCAGGTGTCGGTGCCCACGATGGTCTCGACACGGCACGCCTGCCGGTACGGGCTGGTGCTCGTCCAGGCGCCGGTGCGGATGAAGTCAGGATCGAAGGCAAACGGGATGGCGAACCCACCCGTGGCGTCCACACCGACCGCCATCGCGGCGCGCTCGAGCGCGTGCTGCTCCTCGGGCGTCGGCGTCTGGAAGCTGACGTAGCGGCCCCAGGCGCGCTTGTAGACCGGCGAGCCGGTCGTCAGCACGCGGTTGGCGATCTCCTTGTCGCGTGAGTCGTGGACCTCGATGAGGTCGGCCATCCGGTTGCGGACGGCGGCCTGGTCGGCGATGTCAGGGAAGCGGATCGTCTCGACGGCGCGCAGCGCGTTGTCGCGGACCTTGCTGTTGTACTCCTCACGGGTACGGGACATGCGGCGGATGCTGTCGGTGTCGTAGATGTCGGCCTCGGCCGGTCGGCTGATGATGGCCGGCGCCTTGTCCACCGCGTCACGGCGGGCGAGAGTGGCCAGGAAGGTCTGACGCTCGTTCCAGGCAGCCGCGTCGGCGCGGTGCTTGTCGAGCTCGATGCGATCGGCCTCGAAGCGCGCCTGCGCCTCGACGGGCATGACGCCCGGGAACTCGGTCGCCTGGCGCGTGAGGCTCTCCTCGAGCTCATGGATGCGCGCCGCCCGATCTTCGGGGCTCGTGTATTCCTTGGTCTCCACCTTGGTACTCCTAGAGTCTGGGGCTGGTGCCGCAGCAGGTGGCGGCGTGGGCTCGGGGTCCGCCCTGACGGCGGTGATCTGTGCGGCCTGGTAGGCGCCGCGTTCGAGGACCGCCACGCGGCGGATATCGATGGCCGTGCGCTCGACGACACCATCGGTCGTGCGACGCTCGCTGATGGGGTGGAAGACGACGCTCATGCTGGAGAGCACGCCGTCGCGGGCGAGTTCCAGCAGCTCGTCGCCTGCCGCGGTCTTCGACACGCGGAGGGCCATATGCAGGCCCTCGTCGGTCGGCGTGGCGCTGATGCCGCGGCCCACCAGCTTGCCCTCGTGCTCGCTGGACTCCAGCGTCACCTTGGCAGGGTCGAGCCCCTCGACGGCGCTGCGGGCGATCATCTCCCGGTAGGGCGCACCGAGGGCGCCGCGCTCGTCTCGGTCGGCCACGGTGGCCACCACGCCGAAGGGCACGACGAGCCCCTCGATGATGCGCTCGGGCGTCTCGCCGTCCTCGCGGACGTGCAGCTCGGCGGTGAAGTCCCGCCGCAGCAGGTCACTCATGGTCAGGTTCTCCGTGCTGGTTCGGGCGGCATGGTGGTCTTGCCGTTCGTGGATACAGGCTCCGGCTCGGTGGTCCCGGGCGGCTGGAGCTGGACTGACACGAGCCCTGTCCAGACGAGCAGGCTCATGTCCTCGGCCTCGGTGGCGCGGATGACGCTGGCCGGTTCGTAGCCGCCATCGGTCAGGGTGCGGATGGTCTGCGCCTTGATGGACTGGATCTCGGCGGCGTCCTTGCGGTCCTCGCGCAGGAATGGCACGTCCCGCGGGTCGTACCACAGGCGGCTGCCGGGCGGCGGCGGCACGAGCGTCTGCATCGAGCCCGCGAAGTTGGCCCAGTACGGGTGCAGGAAGCCGTCAGCCACGAGGCGGCGGGCGGCGGCGAAGTTGCCGGCGTTGAGGCTGGCACCCTGGAGGCCCTCGGACAGGCCGACGATGGCCGGGTGGATGCGGGCGGCAGCCGCGATGCGGGTCTCACCAGCACCCTGCACCATCTTGAAGTCGAGCTGCTGGAGGTCCTTGCCGACGACGGTGGCGTCATCGCCGCCGGTCAGGTACATGGTCTTGTAGGCGTTGGCCGCGCCCTTGTGGCCGGCCTCGATCATCTGCCACCACTGGTCGAAGCTCTCCTTCGACGGCGAGGGCCCGCCGCGCTTCACGACCAGGTTCGGCGTGGCGCCGTTGGAGAAGAAGGCGAGCTTGTGCGTGGTGGCCGCCTGGTCGCCCATGATCTCGCGCACGATCGGCGTCAGCCAGCTCATGCCGCGGTAGTGGGCGAGCGGGTCGGGGATGGGCGCGAAGTGGCAGATGGCGCCGCGGTTCAGGTAGACCGGCGCCTTGCCGGAGTACTTGCCGCCCGGGTAGAAGACGACGCCCAGGAAGTCGGCGTCGAGGTCGTCGCTGTCGAGGTCCGGGTCGTCATAGCTGCCGAGCAGGATGTCCACCCAGTCGGGCCGCATCCGCCGGATCCAGCCGTTGCGGAGGGTGGCGTAGAAGTTCCCGGCTAGGTCGGCGTCGGTGATGGCTCGGTTGAGCAGGTCGCCCGGCGCGGCGTTCGGCCAGGGCTGCTCGAAGAGGCTGAGGGCCGGCGTCCCGAACAGGTCATCCGGCCGCCCGGCGACGAGCTTCTGGAACTGGAAGCGGGCCTGTGCGAAGAAGAGCATGCGGGCGGCCATGCAGGCGAACACGACGCCGTTGGCCTTGTAGCCCTGCTGGACGTAGCCCACGAAGCTCGACTCGATGGCCTCGACCTTCTCGCCGGGCATCGTCGTGTTCAGGCCCAGCGGGTACGTGTGGCCGTTGAAGTTGAAGGACTCGCCACCGAGGGCGAGATCCCACCAGGCACGCTGCTTCGGCGGCGGCGCGAGCCAGGCGTTGAGGCGGTCGGTCAGGCCCATGCGGCGAAGTGCTCCTCGACGGGTTCGGCGTGCTGGGCGAGGTCGATGGCCAGCGCGAGGGCGATGACCGCGTCGATGCGGCCGCGGGACTTGGACTTCTGGAGGGTGAAGCCGCGCTCGTTGAAGCGCGGCACGGCGTTCAGGACGTGCGTGGCCAGGATGTCGTCGCCGTCGTGGCGCAGGCCCTGGCCCTTGATGAGTTCGAGCAGGCCGCCGCAGGCGGGCGTCATGCGCTCGGGTGACTGCGGCACCTCGACCAGCGGCAGCCCTTCGTCGGCCAGCATCTTGGCCGGCACGTCGAAGAAGCGCGGATCGAAGCTCACGCCTCGGACCTCGTAGGCCCGCGCGAGCTCGCGGATGTGTTCCATGACATCGGTCACGTCGACCGGCTCGTCGATGGTCGGCAGCCAGACGCGGACCTGTACCCGGTAACGACCCTCGGCATCCTGCTGGACGGCCACGACGGCCGTGCTGTCGCGCTTGATGCCCACGTCCACGCCGATCCACGTCGGCGCACCGGCCACGAAGTCATAGGGCGCCTCGAGCGCATCCCAGAGCACGCGCCCGTTGGGGCCGAGCCAGCTATCGACGCCGTCATACCACTGGCCGAGGCGGAAGACGCGGAAGGGGCCCTCGAGCCCGAGCCCGAAGTCCGTCTCCAGCGCGTTCAGACGCAGGAAGCCCGCCCGGATGGCGGGGTTCGCCGCCCGCCACACGCGGCGGTCCTCGATGTCGGCGCCCAGCGG